TCTCAATTTTACGAATTAACTTTTTGAAACGTGCCATTTGGCACTTTTCACGATCTAACAAACGACGATAACTAGACTCATCATCATCTTCAGCAACGTCACGTCGACGTTGCTTAATCTCTCCATAAAGAGCGGGATTCTCCCGCTCCAAACACTTGTCATAATACCTAGGCGGTTTACATTTATGACCGTTAACAACAAGATAATCAGATGGAAAACAATCACTTTTCCACTTCTCATACCATGCAGCACCAATACCAGGCTTAAGGCTCATAGTAGCATACTCGGGCTGACGCCCCGCATAATACTCCTTAGCCATAGTCCCGGTAACTTTTTTTGTACAGTAACGTGCAACATAAGCAGCAGACTCAAAAGACAAATCACCGATGGTGCAATGCCCCATACCCCATAAACGGTTAAGAATATCAGACGTATACAAACGAAACTGACCACGCTTAAACAACGACTTATCAGGTAAATCAAAACCAAAAATACAAGCGTGATAATGCGGTCTACCAAAATTCTCACCATACTCACCACACGAATAATAACGAATACTCACATCATCATAAGAACGGCGAAGACGCTTTAAAAAAAGCTGAAAATGACTCTTATTAAGAGATCCATCAGAGGGAAGAAACTCTTCATCATAAGTCAAAGTCAAAAAACAATTATCCTCATGCAGCGAAGCTTCGTGCATACACCGCAACGCCCACTGGCGCGACTTCTCTAAGCGACAGCCCATACAAGTACCACAAGGAAGAGAAATAAAATTAGAAGGAAGAGTCTGGCCAGCTTCAAAAGCCAACCGAGCGTCATAAGACTCAGGAGAACTAAAAACAATTTGCATCTTCCCGCTAACGGAAAGAGAATATTTTGCTTGCAAAGGATGATAACACGGCATATACTCGCCACACTCCAAACACACATTTGAGACCAATGCCAAGACTCGCGTCAACGAGTCTTGGCATGCTTAACTACTACAAACGAAATCCACCGCGCATCGGTGCAGCATGCACATTCTTCGGGTGGATATATTGCGCTGTTCGACTGAACAGACGACGACTGCTCTTTCGAGACATCTTGTGGCGCTTTGACATAGAACCTCACTTTTCATAAAACCAAAACCGAGACCAAAACAGGAAACACAACTGGGAAACCCCATTATGTGTCACCTGGCACATTTACATCAAGTATATATACGTGCCAGGTATTTTCTCCCAGAACTCTCTAGGGAGAAACAGGATCAGACCCCCCCGCTTTTGGCGGGGTGGCATCACTAAATTTAGGCTTTGGCTCCGCCAAACCCATCGAAACAAGCTCATCCGCATTAGCGGGATTATGAACGAAATCCAAGAACTGAGCAGGGTCATTCTCAAACCGACTTCGCACCTTGCTCGGCAAGGCATCAAAAACCCCCCTAGCTTGCTGTATCTGGTCTATGGCAGTACGGTAGTCCTGGACCTCGCTAAAATCGCCAAATTGGCCGTCTAAATAGCCTTGGTAACGATTCAGGAAATCAGCACCCTGAACCTTACGAAAACGCTTCATAATCACGTTAATATCGCATTCGTCTTTAAACGACTGCTTAGTCAAACTAGGGCTATTAAAATACTTCTTAACACGCATACAAACACACCTTTACTTACCAAATTTAAATAAATGCTTAAACGGATTTAACCGATCAAGATACCTAATGGCTTTGCCATAAGGAGTCTCATCAATCTCAGACTCGGTTTTAATAGCAGGAATCTTCAGCGCATTAGTCTGAAGCAACTGCTTATTCAAATCCGTTTGGCTATCAATCTGGTCATTCTGAGACTTAAGATTAAGGTTTTGCTGCTTGAGATTATCAATCTCAGCAGCTAACCGCTTAGTATCCATCGCAGAACTGACAGCACCTGACAACTCATTAACCGCCTGACCAGCAGACGACCCAGGAGGGGCCGAAGCCCCCCCATGATTAGCAGACAAAATAGGATTCAAACCAGCAGCCCGCATATCCTGCATAGCCCGCTGATGAGCAGTACTACTCATCCGCTCCTGAAAAGCCATCTGATCGCGAGCAATCTTACGATTAGTCGCATTAGCCTCACGAGCACCGAGATAATTCAAAGTGCCACTCGCAAGAGCGGCACCAGCACCCAAATAATCCATAAAAACTCCTAAAAATGGTCCATAAGACCAGGAACAGAGTAAACAGGCATAGGACGGGCACAACGATAACTAAAAAACCCGTCAAACAAAAAGTGAGGCTCAGAAGGCACCGCTATAACGCGATCCATAGGAGCATCTTCAACGATAAACTCATCGTTAAGGACAGGTAAAGAAGCAAAATCTTGGGCTAAATGCCAAGCGTCTAACGTACCAGAAGCATTAGACCTAAACAAACCAGTGATAATGCTAGGCTTATACCGATACTCAGCAAAACGCTCTTGATAACCAAAGACGTCATCGTCGGCGGAAGTACCTTGCGCATAAATCTCCTTGTTCAAAACGGCTTGCTCGCCAATATGAGACAAAGCAGGCCAATAAAAATCCAAACGAGTCTGACGACTCCACATACGCTCTAAACCGGCTTGATAATTAATATCAGCACGCACAGAAACAAGACCAACAATCAAACAATGCTCCGTAGCACTATACGTGAAACCATGACCATGAGGCGCACATACTCCATAGGCACCGAGAACGCCAAGTCCGTCCTTGACCGTAGGACTTCCCGCCTGAGTCGTTTGCGCAACCGGGTTAACAAGGACAGGAGTCGAGCCTCCGCCAAGATACTCTGGACGCTGCAATCGCATATCTGGGCTAACGACACCGAAGTGAGATCTGATGATCTCCGTATACCTAGTACCACCACGAGCATCCCTCTCATAAAGTTTTTGGGTCTGAACAGCGAGCCTCAACGCATTAATAGTAGCAGCAGTAACAGCCGACAAATCGGCATACAAAGCAGGGTCCTTCCAACGCAAATCAAGAGCAACACCAGCAGTAATATCAAGACGCATATTAGGTTGAGTACCAGTAGTAGTAAACCACGACCCAAAAGTACCGGGAGCACCCTCTTGATGCAGAAGAATATCACGATCATAGCCAAGAACAGGAGCCGTAGTGCCCAAAGGTAACTCTACATCAGGCCCTTTCTGAGGGAAAGGAAGACAAGACGTAAAATAATCATAACGCTTACCACGGCGAAGCAGGGAGTAATCAGCGTAAGTGTCAGGGCCATCATCCACATCAACGACAACAGAATCTTGCAAATTCTCGTCACGAAACCACTCATTATAAATCAAATTGTAAGCGCGAAAAAACAACGAATTAACAACAAGAGAATTAACGCCAATGGGAATACCAAAATAATCAGCCAAGGAACCAGTGGTTGCACCGCCAGAACCAGGCATAGTAATAGTAGGCACCACAAAGTCAGTAGAATCACCAGGGTTTTTTTGATAACCATTAAATTTCTCCCAATTATCCCAGACAATACGATAGGGAACAGAAAAGAAAAAAGACTCAAGATAAAGATTGTCCATCAAAGGAAAAATAGGAGTAGCAAGGCGAACAAACGCAGACATCTGCAAATTAAAAGTATCACCCGGCAAAGCCTCATCAAGAAAAACAGGAATAAGCAAGCCCTCGTCAAAGGTAGTCTTGCATCCATGCGACCGATTAAAAGTAGATCGCGGAATATTAGCTTGCGGACTACGTGAAAACGTATGCTCCGCTCTAGAACTCACTGTAGGTACACTGCCTCGTCTCACCAAACACCTCAAATTTTTTTGCCTAGAAAGTAATAACAATTATTTACTCATAGGCCTTACGAAAAAAAAACACAATCAAAAACCAAGGGCCGCCCCCTATCACCCCCCAAACCCCCCTCTTCCCCAGGGAAGAGGGGGGCTTATATTGGGAACAAACCCAAAACCACGCCTTATGAATTACGGCGTAATAGGTACACCATCAGGAGGAACATGGGACTTCATCGCTTGAGCACGTTGCTCAATAAACTCAATAGCCACACCAAGAGAAATAGGAGTAGAATGGAGGGAAAACTTGGAAGTAGCATCATCCCAGGTACCTAACTCAAAAGCGGTATAATCCGAAGGATACTTACCAATACCGCTCTTAGGATCATTAGCAGTCTCAGCAAAAGCGCGCAGGAACTCACCCTTAGACTTCATAAACAAAGGAGGGAGATAGGCTTCAACCTTAGAATCATAAACGGAATAAACTTTAAACAACATACGATCAACCTTATTTTTCAATTCAAGAACAATATTAGAAACCTTAGCACGATGACGAGCCTGTTTCTGAGCATTAGATAAAACCATGTCAAAGAGCCTTCTCAATTTTACGAATTAACTTTTTGAAACGTGCCATTTGGCACTTTTCACGATCTAACAAACGACGATAACTAGACTCATCATCATCTTCAGCAACGTCACGTCGACGTTGCTTAATCTC